CTTCAAGCAAAGCTCGACGAAAAGTACACAGGTAAGCTTCAAGAGGTTGTAGAATCAATCGACGCTGATCATACAGCAAAGCTTGCAAAGCTTGTTGAAGCAATTGATACAGATCATGCTGTAAAGCTTCATAAGCTCGTTAAGAATATTGATAAGAGCTACACAACCAAGCTTAAGAAGGTTGTAGAAAAATACGAAGGAGACCTTAAGAAAGAAGCTTCTTCTTTCCAAGAGCGTATTGTTGAAGAGATTTCAAACTACATGGATCTTTATATTGACAAGGCTGTTCCTGCACAACAAATTTCCGAAGCTGCTGAAAACATTAGAGCAGCTAAGCAACTTGAGCAAATTCGCTCAATTGTTGGTATTAACGAAGAGTTCATTGATTCGGAAATCAAAGAAGCTCTTACAGATGGCAAGAAGACAATTGATTCTCTTAGAGACGAACTTAACAAGGTTCTCAAGGAAAACGTTGATCTTCTTCAGAAGTCCAACAAGTCCGAAGCTAAGATTCTTTTAGAGCAGAAGACAACAGACATGCCTTCTGAGAAGAAAAATTATATCACAAGACTTCTTTCCAACAAAGCTCCTGAGTACATCGAAGAGAACTTCGCATACGTAGTAGATATGTTTGAAAGAGAGTCAAAAGAAGAACTTGAAGTGATCAAAGAATCAGTCAAGAGCGATTTTGTAAAGGCTCCTAAGGTTGATCGTCCTGAGATCATCGAGGAAGCAAGAAATTTTAATAATGAGGTTGAGCGCACTACGTCAGATGATGTGGTAAGCGGCTATCTGAACGAGATGAAGAAAATTAGCGGATCAAGATTCGCTAAGTAATTCACTCACTGTAAACAAGGAGACATAAAACTATGGCAAATATCATGCACATTAATAGAGATCAGGCAGAAACACTCGTTGAAAAGTGGAGTCCAATTTTGGATTTTACTTCCGACAGAGTTGCTCCAATCTCAAACGATGCTACTCGCTTAAACACAGCAATTCTTTTGGAAAACCAGCAGAATTACTTCTTAAGTGAGCAGAACAGTGCTTCCACAGGTGGTGTATTTGGTTCACATCAGGGAACAGCTCAAACTTTCTCAGGTGACAACTACGCACACGGTGATGCACGTCTGCCAAAGGTCCTGATTCCAATGATTCGTCGTACATTCCCCGAGCTCATCACAAATGAGATCGTTGGTGTACAGCCGATGACTGGACCAGTTGGTCTTGCTTTTGCAATGCGTTACAAATACGACAGTGATGCTCTCGGTTACTCCGCCAATGGCGACGGTAATCAAGCTCAGCTATCAACTGGCGGAAATGCACGCACATCAAACGGCAAGGAACTTGGCTACAACTACCTGAACACAGCCTTCACAGGCGCTTCAAGTGCACAACTCTCTGGCAGCAATGATGTCTGGGACGCACTTTTAGAAGATCAGGGTGTTGGCGCACTCGTAAGCCAATTTGAGCTTAGCTCAAAGATCCCACAGATCACAGTATCATTTGAAAAGACAGCAGTTGAAGCCCTCACAAGACGTCTGGCCGCAAAGTGGTCAGTCGAACTTGAGCAGGATCTTAAGAACATGAATGGTATCGACATCGATTCAGAGCTTACAAACGCTATGTCCTACGAAATCCAGGCTGAAATTGACCGCGAGATGATCGCGCGTATGGTTCAGATCTGTATCAACGCAGGTCAAGGTGTAGGTTACTCAACATGGTCTGCTGTGTCTGCTGATGCACGTTGGTCCGCCGAGCGCGCACGTGACTTCTACAACAGAATTGTTGTTGAAGCTAACCGTGTTGCTATCCGCAATCGTCGTGGTGCTGCTAATTTCATTATTGCAACACCAAGAATTTGCGCGATTCTCGAGACGCTTCCAAACTTCACATGGCAGCCAGTAACAGGCAATGTTAATACCGCACCAGTTGGTATTGCAAAGGTCGGTTCGGTAGGTGGTCGTTTCCAAATCTATAGAGATACTCGTACAGAAGCTCAGCTTAACCCCGGATACACTGCAACAAATGCAGGTGGCGGGTATGCTAGCAACCGTACAAAGCCTGTAGATTACGCTTTACTTGGTTATAAGGGTACAGAATACTACGATAGTGGTATCCTCTATTGTCCTTATATTCCAGTTATGGTACAGCGTACAATTGGACCAAACGACTTCGCGCCTCGCGTCGGCTTGCTTACACGTTATGGAGTAGTTGATCACATTTTTGGTGCATCACTTTACTACCATCTCGTGATTTGCACCGGCTTGGGCACATCGTTCCAACCAGGTCAAGCTGCAACATATCTGTAATCTTACAGATCGTTCAGTACGATTTAAAAGAGACTCCAGTCGAAAGACTGGAGTTTTCTTTTTGTAGAAAGGGG